AAAACACATACTGTGGCGAACTGCGGCCCAGATAGGACACATTTAGTGATGGTGAAAACATGAAAGATATGTACAAATATGTAACAGACAAGGATCAAAAATGGCAATGCATTGGTATCACAAAAGGCCGATATCAGGGAGTGGTATACAAATACGGTAAGGTTTCTGTGCCGAGTCCAGAGGATATTCAGAAGAGTCTTACTAAGGAAGGTGACTTGCCTTTTCGATTCGAGTATGATATTGTAGATTCAAATGGCTTGGAACAGGAATGGTTTCAAGAGGACTTTTTTAAATTGATTGGTGATATTCTGGTGGATATCATAACGAATGAGGAACAAATTACTTGACCCAAACAATAGAACGTACAGCCCTATCCTCGCTGGTATCAAATGAGGACTACGCTCGCAAGGTGATTCCACATATGCGGGCAGACTATTTTTCGGATCGTGCAGAACGCCTCGTATTCGAAGAAATCAAGGCTTTTACAGAGAAATACAGCAAAATTCCCACCCAAACCTCGCTTGAGGTAGAGGTGCAGAATCGAAAAGACCTCAACGAAGAGGATTTTCGGCGTGTGATCGATGTGATCAAAACTCTATCCACAGAGGAAGTTGACTATGATTGGTTGGTGGATTCAACCGAACAATTTTGTAAAGACAAGGCGGTATATAATGCAATTATCGAAGGCATATCAATCATTGATGGAAAACATAAGGATGCAGATGTATCTTCAATCCCGAGCATTCTCTCAGATGCCCTGGCTGTGGGTTTTGATAATCATGTTGGGCACGATTATGTGCTGGATAGCGACTCCAGATATGACTATTACCATCGAACCGAAACAAGAATTCCTTTCGATCTCGACTTCTTCAACCGAATAACCAAGGGCGGCCTACCGCCCAAGACACTGAACATTGCCCTCGCTGGTACTGGTGTAGGTAAATCGCTGTTCATGTGTCATATGGCAGCCAACTGTCTTAGTCAGGGACGCAATGTCCTGTATATCACACTGGAGATGGCAGAAGAACGAATCGCTGAGAGAATCGATGCAAATCTCATGAACGTGAGCATAGATGATCTACATGACCTACCCAAAACCATGTTTGAGAGTAAGATAGATAATATTCGAAAAAGCACAGCTGGAGCATTAATTATCAAGGAATATCCCACGGCATCGGCGCATGTGGCTCATTTTCGTGGACTGATTAAGGAATTGGCGATCAAAAAGAGTTTTCGCCCAGAGATAATATTCATAGATTATCTGAATATTTGTGCATCAGCAAGATTTAAAGGAAGTGCCAATGTCAACAGTTACACATATGTCAAATCGATTGCTGAGGAGCTTAGGGGATTGGCGGTTGAGACAAACGTACCGATTGTGTCGGCGACACAGACAAATAGGACAGGCTTCGTATCCTCTGATGTTGGTCTTGAAGATACAGCAGAGAGTTTCGGTCTACCTGCTACGGCTGATCTCATGTTTGCACTATTATCTAATGAGGAACTTGAAGAACTGAACCAGATATGCGTGAAACAACTCAAGAATCGTTATTCTGACCCCAATGTGAATAGACGATTTGTGCTGGGGCTGGATAGGTCAAAAATGAAGCTCACAGACGTAAAACAGGAAGAACAAAACGATCTTGTGGATTCAAATCAGGAAGAATTCGCAGAGCCGGTATTTGATAAGACGGATTTCGGAGAAGATTGGAAAGTATGATGGATAATTATGTACGGCTGTATTCGGATATTGCACCAAAAGAATGGTGTGATGCACAGATAGAGAAATTCGAGGAAGACACCGAAAATCATGAAACTCAGAATTGCGGAGAAGACGCTACGCTGACCCAGATCAATATGATGCATGGGCCGAATACGATGTGGCGAGAGTCCATCAATGTGCTGATAAATTACCTTATGATGGGCGTAGAACAATACAAAAAAGACTGTGGCCTTACCGATAAACAATGGCCGACTTCAATAGGATTTGAACCCCCTAAACTAAAACGGTATATGCCAGGGAGGAATGAGAAATTTCCAGAACACGTTGATGTGCTGAATAAAGCCACATGTAATCGCTTTCTGGTCGCCTTTCTGTATCTCAATACAGTGGAGCTGGGTGGGCAGACTATAATTCGCCCGTCTACGCCAGAGGTAACAGATTCATTTATTTCCACGCCAAAACAGGGAAATCTGCTTCTATTTCCCCCTATGTGGCCATGGCTTCACACAGGAGATGCGCCTATCACAGGCCCCAAGTATATAATCGGAGGATATTTGACCTATGCTTGAAATAATCGAATCAGGAATACCACTTACATATCTGGATATGATGAAATACACAGCCATGAATACAGAGGCCTGGCATATGAAATATCCACAAAATCATCCAGACAAGCATCTGAAAATGGATATAATTGACGGAGAAGTTCGCCAGCCACTACTTGCTGGAATGGCCATGGGCCTTCTTATTCTGTTATATGATAAGCGCTCGGATTTATTCTCACCAGAGATAACCTACGCTGGTATATCAATAAAAGACAAAAATAGGCTGGATAATCCTCATACAGATCATGTAAAAGACCTCGGACATATAAAGATTTTCGGTTTGCTGAACAGTGATTGGGGCTCTATGGATGGGGGATTATTTCTGCATGGTGACGAGGCCATTCCTATGGTGCCTGGTACATTTGTCGTATTTGATCCACGAATCACACATAGTGCCAGTGAGATACACGGAAATAAATAAAGAATCGGCCTGGATTTCACTGTGCCAAAAAGGGTATGAGAATTATGCAAAGGCCACAAGGTGCCTGATATAGAGTACATATGGAGAGAATTAGAGGAGTATTTCGGTACGCCTATACCCAGCCCATATAACTACCCAGAGAGCTTTGAGTATTATCTGACATTATATAGAGAATATAGGATAAATGCGGATAACTATAAAAAAGGTTAAAATAAACATAGCTGAGTGCTGGTTAAAGTCTACAGGATATCGGCATTTATTTTCCAAAGTCCCTTGACATATCGCAGAAAAGAGGGTATTCTGACTATGCTGCCCCTTCAGATACAGCTAATTAATGCTTGACAAACCCCGTAGAAGCCCCTATACTGTGTATATGATGAGAGTTAAGGATGGTTGGCCGCTGGTAAAGTTCCTCAGAAGAGGTGGCGGGATGCGTGTCTCTCACATAGTCACAGGAGGCTTTATAATGGCGTGAATGTAACCTCAGCAGTCCACACATAAGGTGTTGAGAGCTCACAGTGGACGAAAACCGCAAGTACCATACTGCCACTATGGGAAAGCTATGGGGAAGGACTGATTGAGTGGCAGCGGGAGCCCCCAAGTGCGGTGTAGGCTCCCGAAGTGTATATACCCCCCCCCTCTCTGGAGCTTTATGGGGGGTTAAAACTGGGCCGCAGTTCATAATCTATAAATGCAATAAGTATCCAGAGAGCTATTTTTTGCTTGACTTACTCCTTTAACCTGTGGTATACTGGTTAAAATAACATCTTGAAGAAAAGGAATCATGGAACTGAAAGAACACGAACATATTACGAAGACTTCTACCCCTCTGAAGCATCACCATCCTCTTAATTGGTATGTTAAGTGGGCCAGTTCTATTGTACTTGTCTTTGCGATGATCGCTACTACGAATAACCTGTATCCTATGAATATGATATTACAGGGTATCGGAGTGGCGGGTTGGTTGTGGGTGGCCATTATCTGGAATGATAGGGCACTCATTGTTGTTAATGCGGTGGCGGTAGCCATCATGGCGAATGGAATATTTGTATGGATAATGACCTTGATTTAGTTGTGGAAGTGGTTTCTGCATATGCACAGAAAAACAAGATGAGCCAGTCCGAGTTGATTGAACTGATACGGGCTGTTCATGGTTTGTTTGTGGAACTGGATGGGAAAGCGCCCACCCCCCAAAACACAGCGAAGGACGATGACTTAACAGGTACATCTTTCTTTCATGGAATGTATAGAGAGGAATAATGGAATATAATATTGGTGATACGGTGAAGTTCGCAACGGAATACGGGCCTCCCCAACAAGGAATTCTGATTAACGTGCAAAGTGAGATGGACTCATATGATGAGATGCAGCTCAAAGACGGTGTTGCGTTGTACTGGTCAAAGAAGATGAAGAAGTGGACTCCTGTCAAGGAGAAGAACGCTCATACGGTGTTTCTTGAGGTGAAAACCAAAAGAGGTGGTTATGCGTTTATCTTTATGGATGAGGTGATGGAATATGAGCCGACTAAGTGATCTAGCGGCGAATGTCGCACCGAAAAAACGAGCGAAACCCTGGCCGAATTTTCTGATGCCCTTTCCAGTAAGGATTAAAGAGGTGGCTGACCCCACGAACGGCGGTGTTCTTAACGAGTATCTAGAAGAAGCCATTCGGAAAGAGGGCGACAAGTACGACAACCGTACCGAAGCGAAGTGCCTGATGACTCGCTGGGATATGCATGACCATTATGAGAGTTTTAAAATAATCGGAGAAGCTGCAATAGGGTTTGCGTCTATGATACCCCTTGCAAGAAGAACATCACCCGAAGGGGAGCCCGAAACCGTACCCCTGAGTATCACGGAGTCATGGGGCCTGATCTATAATAGGGGCAACTCCTGTAATAAACATACCCACTGGCCCTCGTTGTGGTCTTATACCTACTGTGTAAGAGGCGATGAAAGTCATCCACCACTGATATTTAACGATATGGTAAACAAATCATCTCTTTCCAATGGTATTGACGAAGGAGTGGTTCCACATGAGGATATTGCGGTGGTTCCAAGAACAGGACAGTTGATAATATGGCCTGCATGGTTGTTTCATTCTGTCCCGACACAGGAAAGTGACACTGACCGTATTATGATCGCCGGCAATCTGGATCGAGCAGACGTATGAGCCAGAAATCCTTTATACTAGAGTTTCCTAATATACTGACATACACCACCTGTAATACTCTGATAGACTGGGCTAATCTTGGTGAGGGTAAAACAGTGGAAGCTTCTCGTGATACCCGAAGAGATGTCCAGAAGTGGTTGCCACAGGATAACGAACTGTGGGTTTTACTACAAAACGCAAAGAGAGCCATGCTCGAAGACTATCTGTATCGGTTTCCTTCTGTTTATCGTGGTAAAAAGAGGCTGCGTATGCCAGAGAACAAGATACAACGTACCGAACCCTTTGGTGGTGGGTTTCATAACTTTCATAGTGAGGTATCTCATTGGGAGAACTGTTCGAGGGCTCTTGTATGGACAATATATCTTAACGACACCCCCGAAGGAGAGGGCACGACAGAGTTTTTGTACGAGGATGTGAAACTGCAACCCCGAAAAGGTGTTGGAGCGATATGGCCGGCAGCGTGGATGTTTCAGCATCGAGGCAATCCAGTACATACAACGACCAAGTACATCGCCACAGGCTGGTATTGGTATCCAGAGGAGAAAGGTTACTATGGAAATACGGAACCATCCTGATTCTATAGAGTTTGTCGCTCGTTATCCAGTGATAAGTAAAAACATTGGACATTATGATGTAAAGAATATCATAATGAAACAGGGCGATGAGCAGATGCGGAAAACTAACGTCAAAGCCCAGATGACGCAATGGTTTATGCACAAGGAAGACCTGACCTTTGCAAAAATTGCTGATCAGGCCGTGGCCTTTGCGATGGAGAACAGCCCTCATAAAGTTCCTCTGGAACCATATGACTGTTGGGGTTCCATATCTCGTAAGGGCGATTACACGAAAAGTCACGATCACTGGCCTCATCCTTGGTCATGGGTATACTATGCCAATGTATCAGACAGTTGTAGCGGCTTACGTTTTGATGACGGCGGATTTAGATTTATTCCCGAGCCAGGAGATTTAGTTCTGTTTCCTGGCTGGTTATATCACAGTGTAGAACCACAAACTACGGATTATGAGCGAGTTATTGTGGCTGGGAACCTAAAACTTACTAAATAAGACTTACCATGACAAGATACCGTATATTTACGAAGGAAGTTCTGGTTGATGAGGTCAATGCACTAGAAGAGGCTATGACCATCGTACAAATGTATGCTGAACAGGGAGTCAAGGCAGAGTATGAAACCTATACTCCCGAAACGAAACGCTTAGGGCGTGATCCCGACTTACACTAATCCGTTATAAATAGTTTTATACGGATTGGAGATGTTAATGCATATGGGGCTTGACGGTTTCGTTTGGTTTGTCGGCGTAGTTGAAGATAGAAATGATCCAGATCAGTTAGGAAGGGTGCGAGTTAGGTGTTTGGGTTTTCACACACCGAATCTTACGTCACTACCCACGAGCGATTTGCCGTGGGCTCATGTGATGCATCCTGTTACAGACCCAGCCATGCATGGTATGGGCAACAGTCCTTCTTTTCTTGTTGAAGGAACGTGGGTTGTAGGGTTCTTTCGTGATTCAGCAGAGAAACAACAACCAACAATCATAGGAACTCTGCCAGGGGTTCCGAAAAACTCCGCTAACTTTAGAGAAGGGTT